ACTGCTGGTGATGCAAAAAAAGCTGCCAAGGTTAGCATAGTTCCTATTATAAATGCTGGTGATGGAAACGGAGAGCATCCTACACAAACCCTATTAGATTTATATACAATTTATGAGAGGTTTGATAGAATCAAGAACTTGACAATTACTTTTGTTGGTGATATTAAAAATAGTAGAACTATCCATTCTCTTTCTAAATTTTTAGAAAAAAGATGTGTAATAAATTATTGTGAAACATATGATATTGATAAATTACCAAAATCTGATGTTTATTATCTCACCAGAGTTCAGAGAGAAAGGGGTAGCAAAGGATCATATAAATTAACAAAAAAACATGTACAAAAAATGCCAGATGAATGTATTGTAATGCATCCATTTCCTCGTAATGAAGAATTACCGCAATGGTTTGATAGCGATCCTAGAGCTAAATATTTTGAGCAAATTAAAAATGGCTTATATATTCGTATGTCACTTTTAATGTCATATAAATAATAGTATCATGGTAACAGCAACATCACCTCTTGCGCGGCAACCAGACAAACTGGATTATGCAAGTCCAACTCAATTTCGTTTTGGTATACATCAGTTACCTAAAGTGGAATTCTTTGCAACGGCAGTAACCCTTCCTGGCATATCTTTGGGTACTGCAATATTGTCTACTCCCTATAAGGATATTCCTTTGCCGGGAGAAAAGTTGGAATATGGTAACTTATCAATTGAGTTTCTGGTGGATGAATATCTTGAAAACTACATAAGCTTGCATAACTGGATGACAGGTCTTGGCTTTCCCCAAGATCGAGAAGAGTTTAAAACCTATAGAGATGTCACCTCTAATACCCCAGCAACTCCAACTGCCGCGGCTAAATCTGATATTAAAGTGGGGACAGCCACACCAGATAGAGCTATGTTTTCAGATGCCTTTATCATGATCCTGTCCAATAAGAATAATCCTATTCTGGAAATTACCTTTGAAGATATGTTCCCTGTTTCCATAGGAGATTTGGATTATCGTCAAGATGCTACGGATGTAGAATATCTCTCAGTAACAGCAGAATTCGCATACAAAATATACACAATGACAGCATTATAATTTAATACAATGGAAGATTATGAATTTAGACCAATTGAAAAATGAATCAAAACAAGACTTACCTATAATAGATCAAGAACATTTAGACCAAGAAGGATTTAAAAATCAACTAATCGCACCTAAATGGTTAGATTATAAGACTAGGTTTAAGAGTCTACTGATAAAAAATAAAGGTGAATATCAGAGATTATATAGACAAAAATGGGAATATTATGGCGGTAAGGCTGACGCAAAGGTTTATGTCGCAAAACCATTTGATTTAAAAGTTCTCAAAACTGATCTTCATATGTATATCACTTCTGATGAAGAAATCATAACACTAGCAGATAAGATTAGCTACTTGGAAACTATCCTTGAGTTTATTGATGGTATCCTGAAATCTATTAATAGGCGAGGTTGGGATATTAAGAATGCCCAAGATTGGAAAAGATTTGAAGCTGGAATGTTACAATAATGAATATAGAAGATTATATTGGATATTATGAAGATGTTGTTCCTGATGAACTTTGTTGGAATATGCTTAATTCCAAATTTGCCTTTCAACCATCTACATATTCAACTCATCAAGGTAAGAAAGAATTAAAAGAGCCAAAAGAAGGTTGGTGGGATGAGCGTGTGAGAATGGATGATTTTTGGATACGAAATGATAGTCCATGGTATAAGAAGCTTAAAATTTCTTTCGAGATCGCAATCAAAAAATATTCAGAGACTTTCCCTCTTTTCTCTGTTCAACACATGACAGATTTCAGAATTAATCGCTATTCTGAAGGTGGTTATATGTCAAGCCATGTGGATAATATACATCACAGCCATGGCCAGATATATGGATACCCACAAGTATCTGTATTATTATTTTTAAATGATGATTACAAAGGCGGAGAATTTGTGGTAGCAGATAAACTTTATAACCCTGCAAAGGGATCATCAATTATTTTTCCTTCTAATTTTATGTTTCCTCATGAAGCAAAAAAAGTTACAAAGGGAATAAGATGGAGTGTAATAGCATGGTTAATGTGAATAAAATAAATTTATTTCCAACAACAATTTATTCTTTTAAGTCTGAAATAAGAGATGAACAGAATGAAGAAATGCTAGATTATATTTATGATAAATTTGAAAACAAATATATTGATGTAAAAACAAATGAAGGATTATCTTTTGGTTTAGAACAAGGAAAAGATAATTTACATAAAGAGCTTTGTTTTACACCATTGGTAGAATTTGCAAAAGCAATTAGTTTAAATATTTTTGTACAAGAGGGGTATTTAAGTCAAGAGCTCGAGATAACCCAAATGTGGGCAAATAAACAAGAAGATGGCAGTATACATCCTCCACATACACATTCTAACAGCTTACATTCTGGTATATATTATTTAAAGGCAAACGATAAAACTTCTGGTACACAATTTTTTGAACCCAGGGCCCAAGTTAAAGTTTTTGTTCCTAGAAGAGAAAAATATTTGATACAAAATTCACATATGTATCAAATACATTCTGAAACTGGCCATGGAGTTATTTTTCCTTCTTGGTTACAACATTGGGCTCCTCCTAATACTAGTGAACGTATTACTATATCTTGGAATGTTATTATTAGGGGTGAATATGGTGAAAAAAATACTTTGCAAAATGCACATATCTAAAAAAAATGAAGTTTACTTGATTCTTAAAGATTTAGACCAATCCACATTACAAGAATTAACATCTTACTTTACTTTTGAAGTTCCGGGCGCTAAGTTTATGCCGATGGTAAGGAACAGGATGTGGGATGGTAAAATCAGACTTTTTTCGCCATCATCAGGAGAAATTTATGTAGGGTTGCTTCCATATATTAAAAAATTTTGTGATAGTAATAAAATTTCATATTTAATAGAAGAAGGAGTAGAAAATGAAAATATTGTTGATCGAGAAATGGTTGAAGGATTTGCCAGCAGCCTTAAACCTAAATCAAAAGGAAAATTACTTAAAATTAGGGATTACCAATTTGATGCAATACAGCATGCTATTTCCACAAATCGTGCTCTTCTTGTTTCTCCTACTGCTTCTGGTAAATCATTAATAATATATTCCCTTGTACGATATTATCATATAATGGGCCTAAAGACATTAATATTAGTTCCAACTACGTCTTTGGTAGAACAAATGTATTCTGATTTTGAAGATTATGGTTGGAACACTGAAACATATTGCCAAAAAATATATCAAGGTTATAGCAAGAATATTATAAAAGATGTTGTAATATCTACATGGCAATCGTTATACAAAATGCCAAAAAAATATTTTAAGCAGTTTGGTTGCGTGATTGGCGATGAGGCCCATATGTATAAAGCTAAATCTCTTACAGGTATTATGACAAAGTTAGATCAATGTAAATATAGATTCGGGCTTACCGGAACATTAGATGGAACACAAACCCATCGCTTAATTTTAGAAGGCCTATTTGGCGAAGTAAAAAAAGTAGTTTCCACGAAAGAATTAATAGACAAAAAAACTTTAGCTAATCTAAAAATAAAATGTATACTTTTAAAACATCCTTTAATAAGAAAGAAGATGACATATGTTGAAGAGCTTGAATATATTGTAAGTAATGATAAAAGAAATAACTTTATTATTAATTTATTGTTACATTTAGAAGGTAATACTTTATGCTTATTTCAATTAGTAGAAAAGCATGGCCAAATATTATATGATAAAATAAAGGATAAAGAAAATGAAAACTTACCCATATTTTTTGTTTATGGGGGAACTTCAACAGAAGATAGAGAGAATATACGAGCTATTGTTGATAAAGAAAAAAATTCAATCACTATTGCGAGTTACGGTACTTTTAGTCAAGGTATTAATATTAGAAATATTAATAACATCGTGCTTAGCAGCCCAAGTAAATCAAAAATTCGAGTCTTGCAATCAATTGGGAGGGGTTTGCGTCGTTCTTTTTCTAAAAGTGAAATTATAGTCTATGATATTGCTGATGATATATCCTATAAAGAGAGACAAAATTATACTCTATTACATTTTATAAATAGAATTAACATTTACAACGAAGAACAATTCAACTATGAAATCAAAAAGGTAAAATTATAATGACAACAGAAACTTTTATTCCTTATAAATTTATAAAATTGATTAGTGGTGAAGATATTGTTTGTATGGTTGAAGAAAGTGACAGTTCAAAAAATCAAATAAAAATCACACATCCCTTAAAAATGCAAATGTTGCCTAAAGTGTTAACAGGAGCTCAAAATGATTCTATAGGATTATCCCAATGGATATATCCAATGACTGAAGAAAAAACATTTCAGATTTCTTTTAAAAATATCCTTTTAATATCTGATGCGTCTCCAGGCCTAATTAGATATTATGAATATGTTTTAACACAAATGCATAATAATTCAATAGATTTAGATAATATTGATGATGATGATGATGAATTAATGAATAATTTACCTGAACCAAGTAAACTTATTCATTAAGCTTATAATTGAACCTCTCATCATACCCAATATAACACATATATTAGAATCTGTCAAGTCTCTTTTTAATTTTATTTTGGAACTTGACATTTTCTATAAATTGTTGTATAGTTATAATTATAACTATAAGGAGGATCGATAATGGCTAAAGCAAAAAAAATACACTATGTTGATAATAAATTATTCTTTCAGGCGATGATTGAGTGGAAAGAAGAATGTCTAATTGCTGAGAAAGAAGGAAAGTTGCAATTGCCAGTAACAAATTATATTGGCGAATGTTTTTTAAAGATCGCAACCCATCTGGCTTACAGACCTAATTTTATTAATTATACATATCGTGATGATATGATATCAGATGGGATTGAAAATTGTTTACAATATGTATCAAACTTTAATTCAGAAAAATCAAGTAACCCATTTGCTTATTTTACGCAAATAATTTACTATGCGTTTATAAGACGAATTCAAAAAGAAAAAAAGCAAACTCATATAAGAAATAAGATGATTGAAAATAGAAAATACGAAAGTTATACTACAATGGATGGTGACAATACGGGGTATTCTATAAGGGGATTTGATCCAGATGTTTTGTTGCCGGCAGAAGATGTATATAAACCAAAGAAAGTTCCCTATAAAAAGAAGAATGGGTTAGAAGAATTTATGGATAAAAAATGAAGTTAGCTCTCATAACAGATCAACATTTTGATTGTAGAAATAGTAGTTTACTTTTCTCTGATTATTTTGCAAAATTTTATACTGAAATTTGTTTTCCTTATTTATTAAAAAACAATATCACAACAGTTATTGATCTTGGAGATACTTTTGATAGAAGAAAGTATATCAATTTAAACATTCTGAAAAAAACTAAGCAAATGTGGTTTGATAGGTTGAAAGAATATAATATTAATCTACATACACTTGTAGGTAATCATACAACTTATTTT